CTTTCTTATGAGCTTCAAGACCAAAAGGAAACGTCTCCATAAGATCATCCAATCGCTCTATAATCCTATCTATTTTTTGTGAATCTGTCAGTCCATCATAATGCCGTCTATTCTCAACCATCTTATTTCTTTCTTAGTATACATGTTGATCGCGAATATCATTTACTAAAGTCTGATAGATTAGATCCCCCATACCAGTATAAGTTTTAAATCCCGTTGTATCTCCGATAGCGTTAAAGACCTCTCCTGCTGCAAGATTTACAATTGCATAAGGACAGATATCTAAGAGCCAATGTTGCTGATTTCCAGAAAGCGTAGGAGCATATTGATAATACCCTACCAAAAGTTTAGATGAGAGAGCCGAGGACATTACAGTGATCTTATTTCCAATCATATAATAACGATCTGTCTGTTGGAATCCTCCTGGGACAAATACATTTTGAGGATCGATAGGATTAAGATATCCTAGAACTCCGGGGAGTTTTACATATTTCCACTTGCGGAAACGGATAAGCGGAGCTACCAAAGTGGAAAGATCAATTGTCTGATCATAACTCTGATCATCTAAAGGAATTTCAGCTTCTACCAGATCATGTGAAAACTCAGTCTTAAAAATACAGCGGGAAAGTTGGGAATTAACCGCGGCTTCTGCTGTTAGAATCTGATCAGGACGTTTAACAATTCCTAATACAAGATTTACTACTTCTGTAAAGTTCATAAAGATCTCCTATTTTACATGGTGGATAAGATTTTTCTAGCCCCTGGAGTTACAGGAACATATCGAATCCCGCTTCCCTTTGAATAGACTAAAATATACTCTGAATCATCTTCTACGACAGCTAACTCAGCCGCATGACCTAAAGGAGCAGAAAGAAATAAAGATGAGAGATCTCCAGAAGCTGATGCATCATGTTGATTTACTCCAGAAGCCGAACCTGTAGGAGCTGAAAGATTGAGAGGAGAGACATTCCCATTTGCTACGGCAGATCCTATTGCTATTCCTACAGGATTTTCTAATTGAAGAATTGAAAGACCTCCGTTAGCAGTAGCATAACCAAAACCATCGCCGGCTATCGTAGTTAAGAAAAGTTCTGCTAAATCTCCTGAAGCTATAACTCCATTAATGGCTTCTCCAGTTGGAGCTGTCAAAGACAGAGAAGAGATATCTCCAGTCGCAGTTACACTAGAAAAAGCATTCCCAGTTATAGGAGTAAAATCCAATTCATCTGTAAAATATCCCAGGGCTGTTCCATCCCCAGAAGAGATTCCAATGGGAGGGGTCAAAGATAAAACTGATAGATTTCCATTTGCAGTAGCATCTCCTGTTGCCACTGCACTTCCTGTTGGGGCAGTTAGATCTAGGGCATCTAAGGAGCCAGAACAAGAAGCTCCACCAGTTCCAGAAATAGTAGGAAGAGTGAAATCTAAAGTATCGGAAAAAGGAACTATGATCGAAGAATCGCCAGTGGAAGAACCTGTCGGAGAGGTGAGAGAAAGAGTAGAAAGATTTCCAGAGGATGAACCATTTACAGAAGAAGCGGCTCGATAAAATTCTATCTCATCAATGGTTTCAAATATTGTAAGAGGATCTAAGTCAAGTTGTCTATGATCGGCAGCTGTTAAGATTCCATCAAATCTTAGAATTGGCCCTAACATTCCATCCCAGCATCTAGCTACATCTGATGGTCTATTTCCAAATACTGGAGTAAAGGGATTAGTTAGATAGGCTCCTTGCGGATTTGTAACAGTTGAAGTTGTTACAATAGAGCCGTCCAAATACAAAAATGGAACGACCCCTATAGTTCTTTGATCATGTGTTACTCCAAAAGATTGCCATCTTCCAGTAGCAAGAGATGAAGCAGGAGATTCCCAAACTCCGTTAGCAGCATTAGCATACTTGTAGAAGACTAATCTATTTCCATCTAGATACACCATCTCTGTGATATTAGTAGCATCCTCAACAAATATACGACCAAATCCTCCCCCTCCCGTACTATTTGCATAGTAATGGGCAACTATAGAGCAAAATCCACTAACAGGAGGATAGAATGTACCGCCACTCACAAAATCTGCGGTACTCCCTCCATAGTTTGCACCTAATCCTAACGCCGACCCAAATTTAGATACAAGTAATTTTGGATTAGCCCCAGCTCCAATGCTTTTTGCTAATGGACGACTCCCGTTTTTTTGCCATACCAAAGATCCGCCCAAAAAAGCATAAACTAGACCTTTATCTAACCAATATCGTTTAATTCGCAGAGAAGCCGCCGCTTGGTTATTTAAGAATAATTTAGTAGCCATAGTTTTATGAAATAGTTATCTCTGACGTATTAATTGATCCAGAAGTAAGGGCTACCCCTAAGTCATTCTTTATCACTACTTTGAAACCATAAGGAATATATCCTAAAGCTTGCTTAAGTGAAAAAGTTCCCTCATGTGTATTTGTTGCAGTGTATAGAAAAATAACCCCGATGAGTTTTAGGTCAGGTTCATCAGTTGTAGTAGTTCCAGAAGTAGGACCGCTTCGATAATTAGTTCCATCGAGAGATTCTATAATAAACACATTTGCTTGTTTATTCCCAGATGGAGTATTCGTTGTTGCTAAAGCTACATCTATGATAACATCAACAGGTTTATTTGTATTGCAATTGTAATTATTTGAAGCTACGTATGTTCCAGAAGCTAGAGTGCTTAACCCAGTGCAGGTTAAGCTTGTCCGTGTTCCTACAGTTGGGTTAATTGCCATAATTATGCTCCAAGTGCATCAAGGATATCTTGATTATAGATTTGGCCAATAAAATTTCGTTTGATTGCTGTGACAGTCCCGGTAGTAGCGGAAGTAGAACCAAAAACAAGTTCTCCTCTTGTAGCTTTTTCCGTAGAGGCTTGCAAAATAGATTCAGCAATAGAAGAGGCAACTGCATTTCCCCAAACGTCAGTAACCACCTTACGATTTTTATTCTTACTCATATCCCGGGGAGCATACCGAAGAAAAAGATCCCAAGCATCCCTTTTTCCTGCTACCACAGAATCAAAAGAACTGTAGTCCGAGGCTTCATCTAATTCTTGAGCCTGCATATGAATTTTCCAAGCATCAGTGTTACTTTTTCCATTATACCAATCTGCCATCGCACCAGTTGCCCCGGCTGTACGATAGGAAACGAAAGTAGTATTTGTTTCTGCAGCAATCGCCGCTTTAAGAGTCTGAAGTTGTGCGGTAGTGAGAGCCATATTTTTTTCCTTAAGATTAACGATTAATGTAGAGAGGAGTGTTGAAAGTGGTAGAAAATGTTCCATTCGTCGAAGTAACCGTTCCACCAAAATCTACAAAAGTAATAAGAATATCTGTCGCAGCAGAACCTTTAACATCATAGATGATAGCACCAACAGCTGAAATAGTAGCAGAGGTAAAGTTGGCTGGATTACCGAAAGTAACTGGAACTCTATTATTTGTTGTATCAGTAGCGCCAACTGTACATGTTACAGAAGCTCCGCCAGTAGAATAAGAGCCAGAAGCTCCAACTTCTGAAGTTACATCAGAACGAAAAATCCAAGAATCAAGATTAGATTCAGAAGGGACAGCCGAAACAAGAAGAGCTTTAAAAGTATCCGAACCGAAATTAACGCTTCCATTCGCTATTTTAAGTGGAAGGTTTGTAAAATTTGCAGAGGCCATATTTATTCCTAAAAAGAAAAGAAAAAATCCCACTAATCAGGAAAGACTAGGAGCGAGTCTGTTGATTAGTGGGACCATAAAAAAAAAAATTAACCAGCAGCCCCGGCAGTCCAGACCTTCGATAACTACGCAACCATAGGGGTTACGAAGTTCTACAGCCATCTCTGAGGTAAAAGAACCACCCTGTCCGTCAGTTCCATTTTCTACGAGTTTTCCACCCGACCCATATTCTTCTACCTTGGCATTCCGACCAGTCATATAAGCGAGTTTAACGGCAGGAATATCAATGATAATCAGACGACCGGCTGTAGGATCAAAACCATTCAAGAGAGAATGTTCCAAAAGACGGAGAGTTCCTTTATAGCATTTGAAGGATTGATAATCCATGCCAAAAGAAGTAGTTTCAGGAGTAAGCTGAACAACCCCGTTCTTGATAGCAATCTGGTTCATTACTGCAATGGCCTTAGCGTCGCCGAAAGCATAACGCATCTTCGGATTACTAATATCCGTCGAATACGTGAAAGCTTTTTCCACATAACTAATCAGTTGGGTAAGATTAGTAGTAGCGCCAACAGCAGCAGCATTAAAGTAATTTGCGTTTGCAGTATATTGTTTTACTGCATCAACAATACCTTGAGTCGCATGGATTGGCTGAGAACCAGAAACATCCATCTTTGCCTGACCCCAAAGAACAGCTGCTTCTTGGTCAATGGTATGCATAAGAGCCGCGTCTTTCCGACTTTCTGCAATATTATTATAACCAATTTCTGAAAGAGAAGCCGCAGCAGTTCCAGTCAAAGCCCAGGCATTACGGAAAATCTGAGTGTAATTTGGAACATATACGGAAGGGAATTGGCGAGCAGTAGGACGAGCACTATTTTCTACATTAGCCGTTCCTACAAGCATCATAACATCTGCGTTATTTCCGGCCGCGGCAGCAATACGGCCAAAAGCACGAGTAACAGTTACTGTCGTGGTAGAAGGAACAGTCAAAACACGGACGTTTTCAAAAGTCCGAGTATTTTGAAGAACAGAACCCGGACCCATACCAGCCGTCGAAGAAAGAGTAATAGTTGTATCACCAACAAGATAACCGGTGGTGGTACATTTTACAAATTCTACGGTCTTAGAGAAATAACCATGCGTAGAAGCAACAGCAGTAGCAGTTCCCATCATAGCACTTAGCCCGCTAATCGGGCTAGCGCCATTCGGGAAAAGCCGCATAAGTTCTGCAGCAAGGGATCTCTTATTAAGTTCAGTCGGCCAACCAGTCCGGGGAACTGTGTTAAATACGCCTTCGAGAAGTGCCATTTTATTTCCTTAAATTAAGAAGTAAGAAATTTCTCCCAGTCCTGAACTTCTCCGGCTTTTACAATTGAATTATTTTCTGGGGAATCAGACTTGGAGGTGATTGCGCTATAAACGGTAGTGAAATATCTTTGAGCTTCTGCGACGATTTCTTTAGGAGAAGCATCAGGATTTTGTTTAGCTAGATTTTCTGCAATCCTGCGAAGCTCTGTCTTAACAACAGGATGACTCGCATTCGGAATTTCAGAAATAGCTTGATTTGTAAGGGTGCTTTTTACACTTTTAGAAAGTTCTGCCTTTTCAAAGTCTCCGCGCTTATTCAAATGAACATCTGTAAGAGCGGTTCCATGTTTCAAAGCAGCACTATATGCTTTTTGACCTACTTGCTGGATCAATTCAATCATTGCTTGAGCATCACCAGACTGAGCTTTAGAGAGCAATCCTGGATCGAGAGTAGATGTAAAATTCATCTTACTAGAAACCTCATTCAGAATTTTATCATCAATATTAAAAGAGGGAGGACCATCCTGCGGAGCACCTTCTTTTGGTTCATACATCTTTGCATAAACATCCAAAGGATTCGGAATTTCTACTTGCTTATCCGCCGGGGCGGGGTTTGGAATTTCTACATTCATTGGAGTCGAGGGGGCGGCAGAATTACGACCAAGGATAGAATCTATAAAGCTCATTTTTGATACTCCATGATTGAAAGAAGGGTTGTGATTACATCAAGTTTTCCCGAGACTAGGATATGTTTCTTAGCCAATGACTCAGGTGTTTCATCTAAAATTG